CGACTTTTTCGCAATTAAGCTAATTGTCCCAAACTTGTTGTTTGCCTCAGTAAGACAAGTAACATCTTTTTGAAAAAGATACGCCGTATACCCAGCGGGAACTGTCCAAACGCACATGAGAGTTTGATTCTCCCCCAGCGTTATACGAGCATACGTTGTTCCAGTGTTGGTAATGTTTATCGTACCAGAAGGCTCCTGAGAGCCTTCTATAAAAGCCCGGGACACGCGCAGGAAGAAAGAGTTGGTCTCCTGAGTGCCGCTGTTATTCAAGGTTACTGTCTCAGATATTTGATTGTAGTCCGAGTCCAAGCCCTGGATCGTCACCTGAACGTCTTCGTCATTAGCACCATCTGTGCTTGTTGCAGTCATCTTTGCCGCCGCTGACGGGTAAGCATATAGTGCGCCAACGTCCCAAATGGTTTCTTCTATCTCATTGATTGGAGCGTTGAAACCGAACTTATGTACGCGGTAGTGTCCAGGGACTTGACCCCTGGACACCTGAAGCTCAAACGGCTCAGATGTTCCGACCTGTGTTATGGACCGGATGTCGTAAGCCACTAAAACCTCCTACGACAAGATGATCGTAAGTTGGTTAGCCGCGCCCGTAAAGGCCGAGACATAAACACCTTCAGTGGCAATAATGCCATCATCAGGAATGTTCATAACGTGATGCCCCGTAGGGAACGTCTGCGTAAGCAAAGTACTTCCAGATGCGCTACCGTTTTTAAGAGTGAACGCACCCGCTGCGGCAGCGTATATAACCACCTGCCGAAGACGAGAACGGGAAGGCCCAACAACCGCTGCCGTTGTGCCTTGAACCCAATTATAGGCGGTTACTGGACCTGCCATAGCTTATTCCTTTACCTTTGGAGGACGACCGCGTTTCTTTTTAACAAATTTCGTCGTCCACGCTTCATTTACATTAAGCGTAGACGGGTCATCTGCTTTTAGCGTACCGTCTTCATTACGAGCGCGAACCTTTGTAGTCTCTAATGGATTACCATCTGAATCAAGACCACGAGCTGCTAACTCTTCAACACTGGGGGGTTTAAACCTACTCATCGGTCACCCCCTTATGATGCTGCAATTGTGCCGCCTGTGTCAGAACGCTTCCAGTTTGTTCCGTCAGAGAAAGCCAAAATTGCTGAACCCGCTGCACCGTTTGATACATAGATCAATGTGCCTGCGCCTGCATCAGAAGCAGATGGTGCGCTCGCAACTGTATATGTTGGAACTTTGATGTCGCCAATAAATCCATTCGTAGATGTCACTGGACCTGAAAATGTAGTCGAAGCCATTTTAGTACCCTTTGCATAAGGATTCGCTCTGTAGTCTATGCAACGTCAGGAGGGCGGGAACCTGTCTACAAAGCTGATGTTTGCCCTAGTGCCAACAGAATACACCAGCAATAAACAAAAAGAAAGGGGCGATCCGAAGATCGCCCCAGCTACAATGCCTAATGGGAGGACTAGGCTTATGCAGCGCCTGGTGAACCGAATACCGCGCGCGGATCGGAAAAACCAAAGCTGTAACGCTCACGTGCTTTAAAGCGCATGTTGCCTGTGTCGAAGTCGGCTTCCATGCCGGTTGACAAAGGTGTGCGCTCAAAGTGTACGAAGCCCCGAGGTGCGTCAGTCTTGATGAAGAACGCATCTGGATCCGTCAGGAAGTCGTTGACGGTATAACCGTCAGGCAACATACCCATTGAACGGATTGCGTTCACATCGTTGTCTGCTGTACCAACGCGAAGATTGGATACCATCAGACGCTCTGCAATAAATTGCAGCTGACGTGGGATAATAAGCTTCAAACCGCGAAGAGCGATCTTCATGCCACGCTCATCAACAAAACCAGCGATGTTGATCAAAGCATCTTCAAGAGATGTTTCGTTCAAATCGGCAGCAGTTGATGGTTCGTTAGCAAACGAACCGCCGTTGGAAAGTGGGTGGTCAGTCGCACAAAGCGCCTTACCGTCACCACCCGCTGAAGCACCACCAGTAAAGGCGTTGTTCAGAACGGCTGCAGCTTTAACCTGCTTGGAGTGAGCCATTGAACGTGCGAGAGCGCGTGTGTAACGCGAACCCAGACGGTCATAGAGATTGTCCTCGACAGCTTCCTCTGTAAGAGAGAAGGCCAACGCAACAGTCTCATGGTTGTACCGAGCAGTGTATGCTTCACCAGCTTCGTCAAAGTTGATGCCAGAACCCTCAGATTTAGTCGGTGCTGCCCCAAAACCGGTCAGCATGACCTCCTCTTCGAATGCTCGATCAGAAGACTCAGTGGTGTAGATTTCGGAGTGCTGGTTTTCGTACCGACCATACTCCATGCCAAAGAGGGCGTTAAGACCCGGCTCCAGCTCTTTCGCGAGTTGTGCGCGTGAAATAGCCATGTTTCAGCCCTCCTTTATACGCCTGTCGTCGAAACAGTACCGCCAGCAATCGCGCCGTTGGCGGAATTGAAGTGGTTGTTCAGACGAACGATTACAGGGATACCAGCTACAGTGAAGTCTGCGTTATCGGGGTCCTCTTGGATGCCCATGATGCGCAGGTTCAATGTGTTTGTGGTGGCGATAGTGTTCAGATCCAACGTAGCAGTGGACAGACCAGTTGCAGCTGTGCCGCCAGTAGCAAGCGCCATGTTTGCGTTTGAAAAGATTGCAGCACGTACTTCTGCTTCGGTGTTAGCCGCAGCAACGACGTTAGACGTCGCGATCACAAACTGCTGCATTGGGTCGTCATAGACGAACGCCTTTACAGGGAAGTTTGAGTCTGCACCTGAACCAGGCCAGCTGTTAGAAAAGATTGTTTCACCAGTGGTAGAGGAAACATATTCGCAGCCCGCGAACACACCCAACAGACCTACTGTACCACCCGAAGCCGCACCGACGATGTCAATGACACCTGCAGCGAGAGGGATGACAGGAGAGCCCTGATAGATTGCGTTCGTGTTGCCTGCAGCAATACGATACTCAGTTGCACCAGTGCTGTTGGTATTCTGACCCACTTTTCCAATGGGACGAAGACCGAATGCGCCATTTGTATTGGCCATTTGACAGCTCCTTTAGCTTTCAATTAATCGGAAGACCCACGTCCTCCGAAGGATACACGACTTTGCCGATTGTTTTGAATCGGCATTGAAGGATGTGACTCCTTCATTAGGTCCTGATCGACAGCCTGCATCTGTTCGCGGGTCCGGGTCCCGTAATACGCGGATCTTTCTTGGGCAGTTTCGATAGGGATGCGGCACAGCATCAGACCACCTTGGCCAATCACACCTGCGTGACTACCAGAGTCAATCACAGGAACGTGATAGTTTGGATATTCATCAGCGCGGACAGGTTCCCATCCTTCGCGGAGCTTGGCGTTGACATTCATTTTGTCCTCCTCGCCTCGCATAGCTGTTCGTATCCAACGATGCACATAGCCCTCAGGGGCAGCAGGTGCTTCAAGGTGACTGGGCGGCGCCCATGGTTTTCTGCGCGACTCTTGTTCGCGGGTCTCAGTTGCTCGTGGAGCTCGTTTGTTATCAGTCATCAGATCAATCCTTCACGTACTTGGCATATTCTTCCAAAGGGACGTTCAGCCGTTTCGCAATTGCGATCTGCGACGGTGAAAGCTTCACGGTCCTACGCCCTGATTTAGTGCTGCGGGATGCAGAAGAGCCAGCAGGTGCGACCTGGTTCCTCCCCGGTTTCTTGTCCGTCTGGAACTTGTTCGGGAACTCCGAACGCATTCTGCGGTCAATCTCACTATAGTACTCATCGCTCTGTGGGTCAAACCCCTCTTCTTCGACAAGTTTACGGTGAACTCCAAACGCGGCGTATGTCATGACTTCGTCCTGACCAAACCACGTATTTGTCTCAGCCCAGCTCTGCGCCTTTGCGTCAACCTGTACAGGGGCTTGTTGCTGCTGAGGCTGAGGCTGAGGCTGTTGAGCGTACTGCGGCGCTTGCTGTTGTGGAGCAGGGGCCTGCAAACGCTGGTCTGCGCGTTGCTTGGCTAGCTCGTAACGATCCTTGTCAGAAGTCGCACGGGCCAAAGCCTCCTGCGCTTCGATCATCTTATCGGTGTCGCCAGAGTCATACGCATCTTTATAGTTGCGACGGGCGGAGGTAACTTGAGCCTCGATCCGTGCACCGTACTCGTTGAGGTAACCACTATCCAGCTGCTTCAAGCGGCCTTCTAGGTTTTGTTTCTCTTGGAGCAGTTGCTGGGCCACGCGAACTGCCTCTTGGCGATCACGCTCCTCCTTGCGGAATTTCTCAGTCAAGCGAGAGATGCGCTTCTGCACACCCTTACTGTAAGACTCCAATTCTTCAGCATTGTCATCAGGCTCCGTTTCCGGCGCACTAGAGGCGGTCTCTTCTACGTCGTCAGAAACCTCCTCTTCTTGCTCAATGATGATCTCTTGATCATCATCCTCAATGGGCTTTTGTGCTTCTGCAGACATGTTCGTCTCCTCAAACAGATTTGATATCAGTGGGCTCAAGAACAGTGGCGATCACTTCATCATCGTTAATGATGCGGATCTCTCCACCTTCGATCTTGAACCGGGAGCCGGCGTACCGGCCAATGCAGACCCAATCGCCTTTTTTGCACCACGGCTCAGAGTCGGGCCCAAACTTGTCGGCGTCCTTGTAGGCAAGAGGCCCAACGCTCAAAACGTAAGCAACAACAGTCGCCACGCTTTCACGGTCCCGAATCTCATCCGGTATATACAGGCCGCCCTTAGTTTGAGTCTCTACCTGATAAGGCATGACTAAAACCCGCCAGCCTGTCGGCTGAGGGAGGCGATCTAGTAAGGGCTTTTCCACAAGGGAGGGGTCTAGTACGCGGTCCTTAGGGTCCACGTACGAACTGTCGAGAGAAGGTTCCGCGCTAGCTCCAGTAGGAGCAGCAGCCTTGGCTGCTTTTTCAGCGTTGATTTTCTGCGCAACATGGTCAGGAAGATAAAGTTTCTTCGTCATAATCTGCGTTTTTCTCCAGCAGGGACTTCATTTCAGCCGAAGCGTAGGATAGCCCCCGTAACTCTCCTACCAGCTTTTTATACTCCTCCCAGTTTGGAAGGCCGTCGGACGCCATAACATCCTTGATGTACTGCTCCCGCTCACGCAACAACTTATACACACGTGATGCGAAGTCTACAACATCCATTATAGGTACTCACCATAATCATTTTCTAAGTCAGAGGTGATTGGACCACCCTCTACCCACTTATCACATGTATACTCCGCGGAGCAACAAAACTTCAAGAGCTGGCAGTAGCCCACTTGACCAGAGTCATCTCCGATGCAATCCAAGATTTTTTCTGTCTGGTTGTACGCAGCACAGTTCCCGCAAACATCACTCAACCGGAAAGCGCCGCTCTCCGATGGATCTCGGTAATCAGCGACCTCGATAGCCTCTTCCCGGTTCTTGTTGTTCAGGTCAGAGTCTTTCGTAGCAAGAGGACAGCTCAGTCCGTCTTCAGTCTCTTCGTACTTGTCGACAGGGGTCATCTCCCCAAAGGTAATCGTAATAGACGGCATCAGAATACTCCTCTGAACATTTGGGGACGAGCAATTGGGCTGAATGTTTTTATCACTCCACCTTCTGCTTTTTTCTGTGTAGCTGTATTCAACGCAATCGCTACAGCTTGCTTCTGCGGGTAGCCCTCATCCCGAAGCTTCGAGATGTTGGAAGATACGGTCTTGTCAGACTTACCCTTCTTCAAAGGCATCAGCTGCCTCCTTGGTTGCGCTGGGCAGCCATCTGCATCTGTGCCGCGATACGCTCACGGTTCACATCGTTACGCTCATCTGCCACGTCTTCTTGTAGCTCTAAGCGAGCAGCTTCCGAAGCGGCCTTCTGC